TTTCATGTATGCGTCGTGGTAGTCGGACTCGGCGATCAAGATGTTCCCGTCTGCTTCGTATCCGGCAAGATCGTACTCATTGCGAATGAGTTCGTATTGCTCAACCAGGCTGTCGACGTCAGTACAGAGATCGATAGAGAGAAGAAAGGTAGCGAGTTTGGAGTAGACCATGTGGCCTCCTATGTTGGTTAGGGTTTAGCGGGTGATCGCAGAGATCTGCGCGTCGATAAGTTCGATGATTGCGACGTACACGTTGCGCTTAGCGTCGTGCAACCTGCGGGCTTCGGGTGCCTCAAGGAAGACCGAATCTTCAGGGAGGTATTCGTCGAAGCTTACGAGGTCAGTAACGACTGCGTCACGGAAAGCGTACAGGGTTTCTTCGGCTTCGACGCCGGGTGCGATGGTAAGGTCGTCGACGGAGTCAATGACCATGCGGATAGAACGAGAGAAGAAGTAGCGAAGCATGTGGCCTCCTAAGTGGTTGATATTGTGAAGGATTTCACAGAATGCTCATCGGACAGCGAAGCCCGATGAGCGTGCAGTGGAATCATCCAAGCTTCTGAGCCCGCCTACGAAGTTCGTATTCAGTAAAAGAGAGAAGGTTGAGACACAGCACCCGGTTGTCTGCAACGTCGAAGAGATCACCCTGCTTCGGGTGAGCCGGAGCCGTCTCTGCCTTTGGCTCGGGCGGGTCAGCTTGCTGGCCGTCCATGGGCCGAAGTTGTCGAAGGTAAGCGTCTTTCATTGAACTCATCGTCATCCATCCTCTACACACAACACACCCAACACTAGAAGGCTGGGTGCGTAAGGTTCGTTGAGTGACCGGGACCGTCCCGATCACGAGAATGCAGACGCATAGGGCGCAGATAGACGCAAGGTTCTTGAGTCGAGCGATAGCGAGAGTAGGTGGGTCCGGAAATTGCGCGCAATTTTTGGAAACCCGAAAGGGCCTTGTGGCTAGCCAGAACTATGCGACAAATGGAAGTGGTCTGGTCGGGCCTGGGCACGGCGAACCTGGAGCGCACGGACTTCGACAACCCGCCACCAAGCTTGTCTCCCCCCCGCCGGAAAAAGTTGGAGAGAGGTTTGTCTGTGGAAGCCGGCCCGCCACCAACGTGAAACGTTGTACTTGGATTAAGTTAGTCTCGCCGGATGTTGCCTACGAATGCCGAGGGGGGTGGGGGCATACCCCCCTTCAATCCTCCATGGTACCTTGTTTGGCAAGCCGTTTTCCGACCGGACACATTTTCCAAAACACCTTACCGCAGTGGTATTACCGCCTTGCTACGGTTAGCCCCCCGTGGTAGGTTGATTCCCTGGAGGCACATGTGCAGACAATCGAAGTACCGATAGACGACCAAATCCTTGCGAAACTGGACGAACTGGTCCCTGTTGTAAGCGACTCTGAGGCCGTTCGTGAACTTGGCATAACGGTTACCCGCGAAACGGTTGCTCGTTTGGCGCTAGTTCGGGGTCTCAGGGACTCAAATCTCGCGCCACCCCCTCCGGGGGCTCCCGCCAAGGTGAGCGCTACCCCTACGCAACCCTCAAAAGCCTCTACAGATTCTGTCGAGCCCACTCCTGTCGAGGCCGTCGAGACGCCTGAACTCGACAATTCTGGAATGATTCGAGTTCCTGAGGGTTGGCACTTATGGGGTAAGAGCGAGCGGATTCCTGATGTTCACATTGATATTCATTCTTACTATGTTGGTCAGGGTTGGCGTCGTTATTGGGGTCGTTCGGGCGACGAAACTATGGTCTTTTATTGGTCTCCCGATCCTTCGCTTCAAAGCGTAGATGCGTATAACGGTAAAGATGTTTCGGGTAAGACGATTAAAGTCCAAACAACTCCGTACGGACCAGGTCACATCATTCCACATAATTGGGGTGTATAATGAGTATCGAGATTTCAACGCCCGCAGACATTGTTTCGACTTTAGAGGAGTTGAATCCAGAAGCACTCATGTATGATGGTTTCGATGAAGCGCTTGTTGGTATTATCGCAAGGTGCTCCACAGAGCCGTTGGCTTTGTACGATCGAGCAAAATGCATTCAATTGCTGGTAGATAAGGGTCTGACCTGGGAGCAGGCGGAAGAATATTTCTGTTACAACGTGGAAGGTTGTTGGGCGGGGCCCCACACACCCTTTATCGCTTCATTTAACCTTGATCCGGTGGGTATTCGTTTCCCTGTCGAGGACTTTGACCCTATTGAAAACAAAGAGGGCGCAGCAGAATTTTTTATCGGTAAGTATGTCACCCCAGAAGCGGGGTCTGAGGAGTAGTTTCGTCTTCTGCGCTTGTGAATACTTTATCAGCAGGGTAGTGTGGGGGTATGGAAGACGAATCAGAACGCCCTGAACCGACTTTACCGCCCCCGGAAGGACTACAATTGGTCCCTCGAACGGTGGTTCCTGCGGGTGAGTCCGAAGTTGTGGCTATGTTGGCGGAGCAGACCCGGTTTGACGGTAACGATGAGTTAAAATCGGCTGCAAAAAGCCTCCTTGGCGCCGGGTATACCGTGGCTACCACGGCCCGTAGGCTCGGAATTCGGCCAACTACGGTTTGGTCGTGGTCAAAAGAGCCCGAATTCATAGATGCGATTCAGGATGGGGCCGAAAGACGCCAAAAAGTGCTTGGTGAGGGGCTGCAAGAGGCCGCAGAAGCGGCATTGAGCGCTCTTTTAGAGGTGGCTACGGACGTTGGGGCCCAGCCCAGGGACAGAGTCAAGGCATCAGAGGCTATATTGGACAGATGTGGGATAACTCCGCAGTCTGAGTCCACTGAAACCCGCGTAGGTGTTACAGTAGACGTGGATTTCGACGAACGATTGGCCCGAATCGTAGCTGGTAGCGCAATATCGGGCTCAAAATAGCTAATATAAGGAAGAATCATGCACTCATCTGGACCAAAACTAATGATTATTGCGAAAAAGGAAACAATGGGTGAATCATGTCCTAGTTACGATGGTGATTCTTTTCTTGAGGCGAAGAAAAAGATGATTCACGCAGATCCAGAGCCTGATATGGACCATATGGAAGAAATGCGGCATATCGCTGGAAAGCTTCACGAATGTGCCGACAGATTGCAGGAAATGTCGGGTGAATCCATGGATGAGACGGAAGAATCTAAAGATTCTAAAGAATCTAAAGATGATTCGTACGGTGATCCTGTAGAGGCCTGACAAAACGCCCGATCAGTGGAGAGGTACTGACCGGGCGTAAAATTTGTCGGACTGACCTTGGCGGTCTCGTCAAGGGTAACGCTTACTTATGTAGTGTGTCAACTATCATAGAGGTACTATATAGTTCATTGGGGTTCATTCAAGTTTAGTTTTTTTAGATTTGTTATTCTAAAGCTATCATCAATTCCCTGCTGTTCTTGTAGCTGATTACACGCCTCAGCCGTCAATTTGAAGTACTCTTCTGTAGTCATCGAGTCGGGAACTCCGAATTCGATTCGACAAATTACGGGTCTTGTTTCATATATCCCGCACCCCGTGCATGAGTCGCCGTTATCTTTTGTCGTCGAGACTTTATGTCCACACGATCCATCTTCATTGATAGGAAAGTTGAATCCTAAGTCAGTTTCGTATAATTTAGCGGTTTCAACCAACTGACCGATATTCGCGCAGCATGCGCCGCATCTTGTACAGGGAAATTTTTCAGCGGAGTTAAACATTATGCCTTTATATGTATTTGAATGTAACGCTTGTGGGCGTGTTGCGGAAGTGCTTCAAAAGTTTGGGGACAAGTGGCCTGATTGTGCGAAATGCACTAAGCAAATGAACAAGAAGGTTGCGTTGACGAGTTTTGCGTTGAAGGGTGATGGTTGGGCGAAAGATAACTACGGCCTTAAAAATACAGGTTAGTTATGTTATTCTTGGTTTCTGTGGAGAATCGTTGTCATGTTCAAAAACATACGTGCAGGTCAGTTTAAAGTAGTCACTCCCTGGGGCAAGTACCAAAAAGGTAAGCGTCGGGCGAAGAAGAAAAAGAAAGCGGGTACCCTTTACGCGGACCAAGACTTTAGTGGGAGCCCAACGTCGACACCGGTTGACATGTTTAATCAGCCCGCACCCACTCCCTCGACACTTCGAAGTCTGCGTCAGCGACGTAAGTCTTTTAAGCGGGATATCATATAGTCATGGCTGACATGTCTGAATACGACCAGTTAATGCGTGAGAAGCGTGAAGGTACTTCAGCGCAATTTCCGCCTCCCGATTACACCAAGCCGTCGTTTTCGATGTTGCCGCCGGAACTTCAACCAAGCGGAGAAGACCCTTTGGCAGGGCTCGGTTTTGGGGAACTTACTCCTGAGCAGGAAGAGCGTCTAAAGGAAGAAAAGGATCTCGCGTCTGATATAGATCAGATTGGGTACGCGCAAAGGATTCAAGATCGGGGTGAGCAGCTAAGCTACGCTGGCTTAGCACCAACACTTTCAGGTCAGGTAACTGGTTTTTTTGGTGATCTTCTGTACGCTGGTGGAGCCGGCGCTCGTGCCCTGATGGGCCAAGAGGGTGCAGGAACTGAAGCTGCCATGGGCGTTGCTGCGGCTGCTTTGCCTTTGATACCAATTGGTTTGCTCGCAAAGTCTGCGAAAGTATTGGGTAAGTATCCTGAGTCTAAAACAACCAAGGAAACGAGAGACCTGTACCGTAAGTATCAAGATCGTGTCGAGGCTGGTGAGATTACTGGGGAGCAGGCAGCAAAAGAATTGGCGCCTAAAATGGAGGAGGCGGCCAAATATTTGGTTTCGACGAATAAACCTGTTCGAAAGAATCCCTATTCTGATTGGATTCCTGAAGATGCTCTTCAAACGCTTCAGGCATATCCCGACACGAAAGCTGCAAATCTTGCCCGTTCGGTCATGCGTCAGCATGTGAATATGGTGAAGATGGGTAAGATGACTCGTGAGCAGGCGAAGAAAAGTCTTGCGGCTCCAATGAAGTCATACGCAGAGCATGCGGAGCGTCAGGCTGGTGATGTAATGGCCCAGGCGCGTAGCAAGGCTGCATACGCGACACGCTCCAAGAAAAAGGGTAAAGTTTCCGACGACCCTCGCGCATCGTTTGAGGGCGAGGATCGGGCACTGAAAGCCCAAGAAAAAAAGGCGGCACAGGAGACTACTGAGGCTCAGCCGAGAGAGTGGGAGAAGACTTATTATTCTCGTGATGCCGAAGGAAAAGTTACTGGTGCTCGAAAGCTTCGTCCTGGTGCTCGGTTAGATTTAGAGAATCGTAGATCAGAGTGGCGTAGGCTGCCCGCTAAAGTGCGTGCGGAGACTCCTGAACCGAAACTTACAGATGCTGACTATTATGACGTTGGTACGGCTCCTAAGCCTTATTTGGAGGGTGCTCGCGGGCAACCTGCTGAACCAAAAAGAGGACCTGAGTACGCGCACCAGAAAAAGATTCGTGAGTACGACGAGGCTCAAAAACAAAGATCCCAGCTTGCCGAAGCCTCTTTTGATCCTTTGACTTCAGCGATTCAGCGTGCGGGCTATGCAACGGAGGATCGTGCTGCCGAGGCCGCGAGGAGGGCTTCTCGCCGTGCTGCGATTAGGGGTGAGCCTAATTGGAACGACAGTGAACTTGCGTTTATTCGCGCTCAAGAGAATGTCAGTCCGAATCTTCCGCAGAACGAGGCTCAAGTTAAAGAGTTTCTGTTGGATCTACGCGAAAACAATAAGCGTGTTGTTCTTAACGATGAAGGTGGATTTGAGATTTTGGACGAGGCTTCTCTACTTAAGGCAGAGGACATGCCTGAAGTTGATCCAGACTTTTTGAAGTCTTTGAAGCAGGGTAAGCGTGAAGCGAGTGGTCCTGTTCGTAAGGGGCGCAAGCCGAAGCCAACGGAAAAAGTAGATCGTGAAGCTTTGCGTGCCCGTCGTCGTGCTCAGATAGCTGAGTCAAAACCAAAAGATGCAAGACCTGCGATGCAGAGGATTCGTGATTTGGAGGAATCTCCTGGTTTCGATCTGGACGCGCAAGAGGCATTTGAGCGTGAGGTTCGGGAAGAGCAAGCCGCTGCTCGAGGTGGTTTTGTTGGTGACGAGGCCGACTATCTTGATCAGGTTGAAGCCGCGAAGGATCAAGCGAGTAGGGATCGTCAGTTGCTCGAAGATGAAATGTTTGAGCAGGCTAAGCGCGATTCTTACCCGACAATGTCTGAGCGTGAGGTCTTGGAGAACCTGGACGAAGTGAAGCGCACATTTAAGGACGATCCTGATGCGATGAAAGAAATTGCTCGCATCGAGCGCGAAGCCCGACGAGGTGACTTATCAGATTTAGACGCAGTAAAAGCTGAATTTTCTATCGAAGATATGGATACGTTTAAGCAAATTCGTCGAGTTGAGCGAGACGCTGCTAAGCAATCAGCTTTGAGTAAGGAAGAGTATTTATACGAAAACCTACCAGCTAAAGTATTAGACGCTCTGGCGAAAAGAATTGAGTAAGTTCAGTCATTGAAAAAGTGTTATAGTAGTGTCACGCGATTTTGCGTATTGAAATCCCCTTGAGGGACTGAAACCCCCACGAGGGGCTGGAGAATAAAATGGCTGGTGCAAGATTTAAGCAGACTCAAATTTATCCTGGTGTAACCAAGCATCGCTCAAACGCGGTAAAGGTTTACTGTGATGGTGCTGTTGCCGCTAACGATATTATTTCTGTTACCGGTGTACAGGGCGACTTTTTGAAGGTTTCCAAGGCTGATGGTGACGGGGCGGCTACTCTGAATGAAGGCTTGCTATACGTTGCCGACTACGCGGCTGCAGACGGAGACTACACCCCTGTCGCACTGCCTTGGAAGCTTGTCGAGAGCGTGGACACTTCAGGCTCTACAATTGGCGCACCTGTTTTCTTGTCTGATACGCCGGGTTCATTCAGTTTGACCCCTGGAACTATGGCGACGAAGGTTGGTACGGTCTTGTCTGTTCATGCGTCTACGGGGCAAATCTTGCTTTCGCCTCAAGCCTTTGCTGCTGCTGACGGTATCGCTTACGCCGATTCCACATCAGTGGTTCAAGGTTCGGCCCACGACACTGACTTTGAGATCACACAACCTGCGGGAACGTTTCTCACTGACTTGGGTCTCGTTGTCACCACAGCGATTGCAGGGTCTTCCGGTACCATTAACATTTCAGCGGGTACCGCTGCCGGTGGGGCTCAAATTTGTGTCGCTGCGGCTCTAATGAGTTCGAACACGGCAGTAGACATTGGCTCGGTGCATAGTGTTGCTTCTGGTGCTACAGGCGAGGGTGACGCTGCGCTGACATTTAAGGCAGAATCACCTCTGTACTCAGCGACTGCTCGTACGATTCACATCCGTCATGCTGCAACCGCTCAAGTTACCGCTGGTGTTGTTCGTCCGTACATTAAGTATCAGTACGCATAAGATAATTAGACAAAGAAAAGCCCCCGGTAGCTTAGGCCATCGGGGGTTTTTTATTATGCGTTGCGAATGAGTTCAGCTTCTCGCTGTCCCGCTTTTTTGAGCGCCATCATCATTTCTTCAAACGTCTGTGGGTTGCCGCCCTCTGTTGCAGCAGCAGCATCCGGCTTCATATTCATAAGCTTCATGCCTTCGGGCACGGGCTCTGGTTCAGGTGTCGGTTCTGGCTCTGGCTCTGGCTCTGGTTGAGGCATAAGGGCCCGAGTCATTGCGAGTGACTGATCTATATCGAACCCGCTTTTCCAAGCCTTTAGGAAGTTCTCGAAAGCCTCGTCATTTTCGTAGACGTCTGAGGCATGAGTTGTGAGGTATTCCTCGACATTGTCTACCTCACGCTCCGTAATTGCGGCCTCGAATGATTGTATTTTATTTTGTACTTCCAGATGCTGCTTAATCGCCTCATCCCTGGCCTGGACAGCCTTTTCGAGTTCTTCCCCAAAGCTGGACTTAATTTTTTCGTGCTCTGCCTCGGCACGCTCTCTCAACGCTTCGAGTGCTGACTTGTGAGCGACTTTAAGGCTTTCGATCTCTTTTTGTTTCTCGACCATTGGGTCCACGTCACCGTGGAGCCACTGCATCACCTTTTGCTCTTGTTCTCGTGCCCTGGATAGCGTTCGCTCGGCCTCTCGTCTTTGAGTTGAGAGTTCGTCGAATTTCTTTTGGTATCCCCGAGCCCAATTTTGGTACTTGGTTTCGAATCCTCGAAGCATCGAACCCTGCATATTTTCGCTGAGTTCGTTGAACCATTGTTCTTGGCGAAGGCTTTCAAGTTCGCCATTCCAATCGAATACTTCTGGCGCTGGTTCAGAAACATCTTCCACAGGCGCAGCTTCATCCGCTTCGCCAGAAACCTCTGCTGTTTCTGCAGCCTCGGACGTTTCGGCAACCTCAGTCTGCTCACCTTCAACGGCTTCGCTATCTTCTTCCCACATACTACATACCCTCTGGCGGCATCATTTCACCCGGAGGCATCCCCTCTGGCCCTGCGGGTGGCATTCCTCCTGCAGGTGGTCCGCCCATAGCACCGCCTTCACCACGGGCTGCGACCATTTCAAGCTGCATAAGGATATCAAAATCTGATGCGATCATGTCTGAAAGTTCTTGTGGTGTCTTACCAGCAAGGTTTGGGATTTGTTGTGCCGCATCATAAAGAGTTTGTGCTCGTTCTTCGGTGGCGCCCAACGTTTCCATCAACGGTGAGAGGTCGACACCCTCAGTAGCTTCCGCTTCCGCAGCTTCCCCCTCTTGCTCTTCCATAGCGCCCTCTTCAGCCATTTCAGCACCCTCAGCGGCTTCTGGCGGCGCTTCGGCGCCCACCCCGGCCTCTGCATCGGCAGCGTCAAGCAGTTGCTTTAGCGCGTCTCTTTGTGCGGCGTCTTCTTCTGGGGACATTGGTTGTTCTGCAGCCATGGTACTATCCTATTGCATACTGGTAAGATTACCAGTGGGGTTATTAATTTTGTTCCCGGTATTCCTGAAATAGATCAGGCCTCATTAGTTCGAAAGCAGAATTGATCCCGATCGAACGAATAAATTTATTCGGCACACTAAGTTGCTCTCCAGTTGTCCGATCTTGAACAACTTTTGCGTCTCTGATTGTATCGTCTTTTACTTCCCGGAGAGACCTGTTTTTTTGTCCTGCGATATGGTGGGCGTACTCAACGAGTTCGATATCTGATAACAGGCTTTTTTGGCTTGGGTCAGGCATCACTTATTTCCTGCAAGTTGCGCTGGACTTTTTGTCGGCTTTCGACCTTCGGCGGTAAGTCTTTTATTGTGCGTTGAAATTTCTTTCATCATTCGATCGTCGAGACCCTTTGATTTTTTTCGTTTCCAACTGTTGTGTTTCATGGTCTCGAGTCGATCTGCTTTTTCGGCTGCGTTTTCGCCTTGGATATTGACTCGTTTACCGGGGAAGCGCTCTTCGATTGTTTTGATACAGCGGTCGTAGTCTTCTTTGGTTTCGGCTTTGCCGAGTACGCCAAAGTCGACTGCGGCGAATGATCCTGGTCCCTGACCATGGATGGCGCATGTGAAGCCTTTGAAACTCATCTTGCGCTCGCTACCGCACTCTGGGCAGTCGGGTGGTCCCTCTGAGGTACGGTAGAACACTTCGTACTCAAAGAAGTCACAGCCGGTACATTCGATATTGTTTGTTCTAAAACTCATTAATCTTTGACGTCCTCATACTCTTCGAACATTCGCTCCCATTCATCGGCCGCCTCTTGTGCTTTACGAACCTTTTCGGGGTCGGCATAGAAGTCTTGTCTGGCTTTTGCTTTTTTGGCCGATTCCTGGAGGAAATTTATGTAGTCTTGTTCGGCTTCTGCCTGTGTCATTTTTTGCCCCTCGAACATTCCCGTACCTTCCATACGTTGAGTTATTTCGTCTTCTATTTGATCGGGGTCTACGTCTCCGTGGATTTTTGGGTCCAAACCGTATTTCTCACGCAATTCACCTCCCACGTCACCGTAAAATTTATCTTCTGGACCTACGGTATATTTTTCGTCCGCAGCCTGAAAGAACTTCTCGACGGCATCTTTACCGGCGTCACCGGTGTCATCTTCCATCGGCGGAAAAAATGATGGTCGTGGCTTGTCGATCTTTGCTGCGTGCTCGTCTTGTGCTTGTCGCTTTAGACTGTCGAGTTTTGTGGCGATATCAGGTTTTTGACGTTGTTGGATAGCCAAGTCATACTTAAGCTTTTGAGATTTCGTTTTGACCCCCGCTGGGCGTTGGATTGTTCCAGTACCTTCGGGCCCACCAGTCAACTTGTATGTCTTTTTGTCACTCATTTCTTTTTCTTCCCGAAGGGCACGGTGAGTTTAACGCCTGCTTTTTGCTTTGGAATGTTAGCTGACAAAGTAAGGGATGCGTTTCCAATAGGGATTCGAACACCTTGTTTGGTGATGTACTGTCGGATTGATTCTCTTTTTGCGCCTGGTGTGTAACTTTTTTTCTTTTCGTCACTCATTATGCTTCTCCTTCACGGACGGGAGCCCCGCCCCCTGGTACGGCTTCTTCCGGACTCGGTAGATTTATTCCCGCCTGCTCTGCGATAGATTGTCGCATTTTTGCTGCTTCCTCGGGAGGCAACTGTTCCATCATTTGTTGCAGTTGGGCGACCTGCTGTGCTTGCAGATAAGCTTCTCCGCCAGCAGCACCACCGAGACTTGATTGTGCCTGCATTTGGGCCATTTGACCTTGTTGTACCATTGCTTCCTGCTCCATCGCCTCGAGTTCTGCTTCGGGAATAATAATTCGACGCGACAGGCCCATTCCTGAAATCACCTCTTCTGTGAGTCTTCTGATGTCGACATTTGGGTTTTCTGCGAGGAATGGAATCAACTGGAGCAAACTCTCAAGCATGATGCTTGGGTTTTTTCTGATTGGGTTGTATGACACCATTTCGAAGTCAACTTGGATGTCTCTCAAGTCTTTGTGCGCCAATTCGGCCCAACGCCGATCACCCGCAATACGAACAAGGCGAGGCTCGCGCATATACTTCTTACTGAGGTAAAAGACTTTTCTCGCCACGTCTTCGATGGCGTCATTAAGGTGTCCCTCTCTGGTGGCGAGCCTGGTTCGCATTTGTGCGTCGATGATCGCCATTTCCGTGGCGGTTCTAGCACCCACAACCTGTCCTCGGGCGGCTTCAGCAAGTGCTGAAATAAAAGCAGCATCGTCTTCCTGGCGGGCGACAAATTCTTGGACGCCAGCGGGGTTTTGCGGTTGAGGCATTTCGTAGAATAGCGTAGCGAGAGTTCTTAATGTTTCGCTATTTGACGGGTTAATTCCGATAAATGACCCGACACTTGCTTCGACGGCTTTATTTAGGTCTTCTTCTGTAATTCGACCGGAATCGTACAGGATTCTCGGGATCTGCAGGTATGTGATCTGCTTCATGTGGGTAAGCAGATCATTGATGGTTTCTTGTTGTTTAAGAACAAGTTGAACTTCACTGAGGCCCAGACAATCGATACCTGACTGGTTCAGGCTAAACATTGAGTACGGAATGTAATCAATCTTATCTTCGAATACTACAGCGTCAGCTTGTTTTACGTAGTGTTGTATCAGTCCGCGTTCGCGATCATAGTATTCATAGATAGTCACCCACTTGAAGGCATCGCGAACTTGTTGTGTGTCGCTTTGTTGGTTTTTATCCATTAACCATTTTGGGTAGCGGTCAGGCGTTACATCCGTCACCAAATCAGCTTTATATAGCCCCGAGCGTACACGGTCTTTGAATTCTTCGAACGAGATAACTGTTGCTTCAATCCAGTAGCGAATGTCATCTGGATCTCTTGCGGTGAGGTCAAAGAACAAAGATGATGGGTTTACGGCACGAACGATTGGCATGTCTCGTTCTGCGTCCCACCCGGTTTTAAAGATTCCTCGTTTGCAGAGAACTGCGTCGATTAGCGCTGTGGAGGCTTTTCGACGGAACTTGTTTGTCCGTAAAATATACTCAAGCAGCCCTGTGACCGAAGGTGCGGATTCTTGTGAGTTTGGTGTTCTCGCAATTGCGGCAACTGTTGGGTTTGGCCCCAACAGTGCACTTACGGCTGTGTCTGCGATAGCGTAGATAAGGTTCTTTGAGCAGAGATATGCATCCATTCTCGATGAACCGAGATCGCTGTCAGACGAGGAGAAAAACTCACCTCGATAAAATCTACGCGCTTTATCGAATTGTGTTTTTTCTGATCGCTTGTAAAAGTCTAAGTGTCGATCTATTAGTTTCGATAGCTTGGATGACATGCTCGCACCTATGAGTACTGCTTATTAATCACAGTGTTTTGATCCATTGCAGCGATACTATCGATTGCTTTTTGGGCACTTCGTGTGTCTTCTGCTCGAGCAAGCTTCTTTGCGCCGTGAATCAGATCGAAGATGTTTGATACGCCACCCGCCAGTTTAGACAATCCGGGAATGATGCCTGTTCGTTGAGGACTAAGTTCGTGGGATCGATCTTTCACGCGAAACTCTGGGTTTCTTCCTGTGACTTCAGCCCACTTTTCGTCTGTCATTTCGTCAAGATTTTGCGCCATGGTAGTTACTCCGTAATTTTTTCGACGTCGGCTTTCAATGATCCGTCGGGGTTGTATGAGGCTCGAATCAAAGCTGATTTATCCCAAAGCCCTTTGAACTTAGATAGTGCGTCACCTTCAAGGGCTTTTCCCGTGATGCTCGTAACACCTTTTGCTTTAGCTTCGTCTTGTGCCTTTGCTTCTGGCTTCGCGCTAGCAACGGGGTCATCTGTTGGAGGGGGCTTTGTGTTTGGCTTAAAAGTGCTTTTTTGTTCGTATGTGTTGGCCATGATTAACTCCAGCTAAGTGACGCGGGTTTAAAAGGTGAAATTGCGTTTTGTTTTTTGTGACGCTTAATGTCGTCAAGCTGCCTGATTGTAACTTGTCCTGCAGTATATGTGTTTTCCGGCTCTTTTGCGGGTCGATGAAACGTTCGTTTTGAGAATATATCTGCTGCCATAACAGCAGTTCTCGCTCTATCAAAGTGGTGAAGTATGCCGTCTTCTCCGCGAACACGCTTCTTTTTAGATCCGTCATAGTTCAAAAGTTGATGTAGCGTTCCCCTGCTCTGGATGACGATATCTTTCTCTCGGAGCATTTGAACTAATCTAGCTTCTGACTCCTGAACCCGTTTTTGAGTTGCGTACCAGCCTGGGTGATTTCTGTCCGTCCACAAAAGATTTCGCGTCCCCTGGTCTTTTAGGATTGCGATACAGGCGGTTGCGTTAGACTCAACTGCGAGTAGTGCCTGATTGTACCTCGCTTGAATTGTTTTGAGTCTTTGTGCGAATCGGTCTGGCGTTTCTCGATCTTCCCAGAACGCAACCTCTTTCCAGTCAACGGCATCCCATACGGTGAGGGCAGACTTATCGCCTGTACTACCGAAACCTGCCGGGTCAGCAGTTATTAAATACTGTCTACCCGGCATTGGGTCTTCGAATTCGTGGCACCCCCAAGGCGACAATTCTGGGTCCGCCTTTGCTTTTGCCAGCCATGGCTTCAAGACTTCTGCGGGCATCACTGGGTTGGTTGTTCCCAGCCATCCATCGTAAGCGTCTGATGGGTATTTACATGAAAACAGTCTGGAATCGCCGACAAACTCTGTGTTTAACCCTCGTCTGCGAAACGCAAGATTGTATTTGTTCATCCCTAAGTGGCGCTTCATGTACTCCAACTCAGCCAGTGTTGGTTCGAAGTCCTCAACCATTTCTCGGCAGCTATCGTCTTCCCACCATTCAAGGAACAGCGGCGTAAACCTACTTGTCCCCTCCAGGGCTGACCTCCACATTTGCTCGTGATGTGAGCCTGCTCGACCTGGCGTTGACTCGAGAATGACTTTGGCGTTGGGCCGCTTGTTTACAGTCGGGAAGATGTTGATGGCAGCTTTACGTTGCCACTGCGCTTCACCAAACTCTGTGATGACGAGGCGGTCGATTGAGCGCCCGATCGCAGGTGACCGTCCCCCAGCCGTTAGAACTTTGATGCCGCCGCCATGTATGAACTGCATCTGTGTTGCTCCGGCCTTTCGACCTGGCGCAAGGGGCATCCGCACATCGGCGGGCAACCTGTTGTACGCAAATAGTATCCGTTCAAAGATGTCTTCTGCCGTGTCTTGACGTTCTGCAATAAGCAGTCCCTTGACGCCGCTGAGGTACATACAGTCTCGAAGCAGCAACATAACGGAAACAGTTGTTATCTTTGCCTGACGAAATTTGTTTACCATGAGCCATCTGTTTTCGTCGTAGGCTTTCAACAGTTTTTTCTGCGTATGTGTAGGCTCCATGTAACCCGTAGACTCATCTTCTCTGACAATTTGACACATTGAGACAAATGCGTCGGGCGTGGCAAATAGAGCCCGAATTTTGCCCTGGTGTAAGCCAGGAGCCTCCGCAAACTCAGCACCACCAATTTCTTCTTTTTGTTTTTGTTTCGCATTAGCCATGTCTTAACTTTATCACGGAAAAAGTTTTTGTTCGAAAGTGTTTGCACTTTTCTAAGTAATACTGTAAACCTAAAACACGCACCTAATTTGCGGTTGGGTAGCCTATTAAGGTCCAGCGAAACGCACCAGGCAGGCGTGACCAGGCTTAAATTCTTCTAACACTCTATGTGAGAACAAAATGACTATCAGTACTGAACTACTGAATACTACGTTCGCGGATCTTCGCGGACCTCTGGTAAATTCGTTTGTTCGCAGTAATGAACTGTTTGAGGCACTTAACTCGAAAGCACGTATGCCAATGGAAGGCGGAACTAAGATTGAACGTTCCTTTTCCGGTGGCGCTCCTGCTCGCGGTGTTGGTGTCTATGTCGGTGACGAACTGCTGAACATGACCCGTCGTCAACAAATTCGTAAGTTTGAGGTTGAGCCTCATCGTTTGGTAATGGCAATTAACATTCCCAAGCGTGAACTCGCCCAAAACTCTGGTAAGTTGGCAATTATTCGTCTGATCGAGGAATATCCTCAGACTTCTATGGAAGCTGCAAAAGCTGACTTGAACAAGTTCCTGCTCACTGGTGTGAGTCGCGGCCTTGCTTTCAACACGTCAGAACTTTTGGGCTTTAACACCCTTAACGGTGTTCATACTTCTGGTATTGGAACTGGCGTAACTCACGGTCTTCTTGACTTCGTCGCTCCGACGTCTCAAAACCAGAAGGTCCAGAATGTCACTAAGGATAGTAGCTACTTCCACTTCAACCAGTACAACGATATTTCGTCCTGGAGTGCCGACGGTATGGCGCAGCTTCGTAAGACTTATCGTCAGTGTGCTCACTATGCTGGTGGAATTGGTAAGGGTCCAGACATGATTTTCATGGATGACGACACCTACACTAACTTTGAAGATGCTCGAAGTGAAAACGTTCGCGTAACACTTGTTGATGACAAGATTGATAAGAGTAACACCTTGGGTCTTAACCTCGGTCTTGCTTCTGTTACCTCGTCTATCGATTTGGACCGCACAGATACCACTGCTTTTGGTTCTGGCGCTCCTGCCGACGGTGTTACTTACATGCTCAACACAGACTTTATCGAGTTCCCAATGCTTGAAGCCCCGAATGTATCGGAGTTCAAGGAGCGGGTTGGCGATCAAGACGTGGTGACTGCAATCTTCGCAATGCAAGGCAACCTGATCTGCACCAAGCTAGTGGCGCAGGGATGTGTGTCTGGCGGCGCGGTATAAAGGAGGTACATCATGGCACAAGGAAATGAATTTGCTACTAGTGCTAATGTAGTTGACGGCGAGGCCGCTGGGGGCTGGTGGACGGAAACGTACACAACCGAGCAGTATCCTCTGGGCACCACTCGGATTCAGACTGACGTACAAGCCGAATCTGGCGTTGCTATCACAGTAACCGACGCAACATGGAACAAGCTTACGGGAGACCGTGAGTGGGTGTTTGTTCAGGCCGCTGAAGAAGTAACAGCAGGGAATCTCTGCGAGTGGGATGTCGCAAGCGCCTACTCGGTTGAGCCTGCTGATACTGACGGCTTGAATGCGGGCCTTGCCGCTGGTGTTGCTGACAACACAATCGCAGCTTCAAGTTACGGTTGGATTGTCAAGCGCGGCACTTGTGTCGTCAAGGCTGGTGGAAGTGTTGTTGCCGGTAGCCCTCTGGCTGCTGACGGCACGGACGGTCAGGTTGATCAGGGTGGTACCAAGGGAGACACCGTTGGTTTTGCTCTTGAGGAAGACGGTGCTGTCGCTTCGGGTCATGCTCAAGCGTACATCAGCATTCCGTAGCATCTGACTACGTGATACACTTAGGGGGCGTGGCTTTCGGGCTCCGCCCCCTTCGTCTTTTGGAGGTCCTGTGAATGTTTCTCTTGCTATGCTCCGCAAGCAACTTTATGCCATGCGCTCCTGGGACTCATCCGGTGAGACGCAAGATAATCGGATTCGAGACGCACTAAATGTTGCACTTGGCCGAATGGCTAATGACGTGCCTCAAGCGCTTATTCCTGATGAAGAGCACATCGTTTTGTATCCTGACGTTGTCAGCACTGATTCATCTGTCAAAGCACAAGTGTTGTCGTTTGATAACGATAAGAGACTTCTTGAGTTTGTTGATACTGCGGGAACGGGAATCGCGAAAGCTGGAAGTCTAACTACTTGGCGCCCCACGATTACTGGTGAGTGGGATGGCTTGATGCATATTGAGATTACTGATCAAAATGGTCAGGTTCATCGTCGCCAGTGTCTCGAGTGGTTCAAGAATACAGTTCTAACTGATCCCAATGACGCTAATTCGGGTGTTGATTCGTATGCCGTAACTCTTGATCGACCCTATATCGAACTTATTAAAATGACCAATCAGGGTGGCTCTGGCGCCCTCGATTTCCGCATTCACCAACCGGAATTTTTTGTGACCGATGATGTCATGGAGGTGATGGAGCCTGCGCGTGTGTTTGACGGAACCAGGCAACAGGTTTGGAAGATTGACAGTGCGGGAGCGGGCCGCCAGGACATGCGCGACTATGAAGGTAACTCCAAGGGTCGGCCTTACCGCTGTTGGCGAGGACGACACTTCAAGCTTACTGCTCCGACAGAGCCTCCGACGGTATTAGAGGTTGACTACTATAAGAATGAAGAAGTTGTTGACGAGGAGCCAGAGAATCCTCCTGCCACCCCCAACTATATGGATTCATTTGCTAATTCAAGCACAAGTGGTTCTACGTCTGGATCGGCCGCATCGGCTTCAGACACTTCGGATATACCCGCACCAGGACCCCTACCAAACGCTTACGCTTGGGCAAGCGACAAGGGCCTCCGTCGCGGTAAATGGGCTATTTGTTATACGTATGTTTGGGGTCGACGGGATGAAGATTGGCAGCAATCACCTCTGGTTACACCTGGCGGGGACATTGAGCAGGATAGTTCTTACGGTCTTACGTGGGCGTACAACAAAGACACTACGCCGACTACCGGTGAGAACATTTATTCCGGCATTCATGACCCTCAGTTTGAGAGCGCTCCGTCACCAGTAACAATTTTTACTCAGAGACAAGACACATCTGATGCGTCTGCTTTGGTTATTTCGGCGACAAACATTGATTCAATGCTTGGGTTTGGGGACGATGCGTATAAGAGATACGGTCGATCTGGCATGAGAATTAGGTATTATGTGGCTCACTTAGAGGCCAATTCGAACGATGTTGGTAGCTACAATGACGTTGAGACAAATCGCAGGTTTCATCTTCTTTGTGAGGTTGAGCCAACATATGACATGCCCCTAAAACTCGAGGCAGCAGGTACGGAAATGCCTGATACTCTTTCGAGTGTTCCTGATGCGAAAGTTGGTGCGCGGTTCATTTGGACGGGCGCAGAACTTTATGACTATCATCGACCTTTGCGCCACAGTACGGGCTACTATGCGTGGAAAGTTTTTCCGCACCAGGATGCACGTTACGAGTTGGATTTTCGGGTTTCTCGACTACCGAAAAAATATATCGATGATTCTGATACGGCACCAATTCATCCTGAGGCTGTACCGACGTTGATTGAATTGGCGCTTTATTACATTAGTTTGGTGGATGGAAATGACCAGGTAAGTGCCCAGGCGCACCTTGTACGATATCAAGATTTAGTTCGCGTATTCCGTGACCGGTACGGTAATCCAGGAGGAATTGTCGAACCTGTTCCACTTTTAGGTTACTCTGGGAGGCACCGTTACGGTACGTTTGGATCAACACCACTAGATGATTAAGAGGTATTTATGTCACAGAAGTTTTATCCCACCCTTACCGCCATTCCTCGAGTACAGGTTGGCGACATCATGTTCCGCAAGACTATTATTCAACAGTATGAAGAAGCCATGGTGGTAAGTGTTTTGGGTAACACGAAAGATTCGTCTGCTTGGACTGCGACCTTGATGACAAAAAATGGCATTGAGTTTGTTACGGGTTGCGTTGAGCACCGGTCTGTCCACTGCTGGATGCCTTTGGGTTGGGAATATGATCGTGAGAATGTTGGTTGGGTTCCGCCACAAAGCATTTTGCGGAACGATGATGATGAGTCTCAAATAGAAGATCCGGAAGAAGCCGAGCGCGTCTCTACCGCGCAGGTGTTTGATATTCCGGCACCGTGGACGGACGAGAAATATATGTCGTGGCGTTCTCGTGTACTTAAGTCTCAGCCTACATTGCGAGGAACAGATAACATTTATGATAAGTTGTCTGCTGCGTGGAAGCAGAAAGAGTATGAGATTACACTCTAAATGAGGTGATTCTGTGGGTGGACCGACGGAGCAAAAAACCAACACTGTCTTTATACCTCCTGGGGAGGGTAGACAGACTTTTGCTCCGTCACCACTTGCGTGGCTTGTCGAGAACCTTGAACTTGGCGATGAAGGCGTTTTAGAGAGTATTGTTGGTCCGTCGATTCTACGTATCAAGTCTCAAATATTTGCCGAGGGCACTGACGGTACGTTTGAGGGACGTGAACTTAGTGTTGAAGACTCAGGTATGGGAACTGATCAGCATATAACCGGGAGTGACTTGTTTGGGGTCAAAACCGGAGTCCCGTTCAGCATTTTTTCTACCCGACTAGTTAATGGCACGATTAATGTACTACTGTATCGAATCGGCTCTCGACTGTATCGTTTTAGGGGTGGTCGAGATCAAGCAGATGAGGTTTTGCTTAGTAATTTAAGCGTCAACCCGTCCTCACCAAAGTTGGATCATTACACCGTTATCAACGATAAAATTATCTACACCAACGGTAACGATCACCCAAAAGTGATTAGTTATGACGGCTCAGTTATTGACTTAGGGTTTTCTCGTCGAGCGTCTGTGCCTTCAGTTTCGTGCCCGAGTCAACCAGATTATGACGAGGGGTCGAATTATTATCCTAATTCGCGCGGCTATTCATGGCAGGGCCGTATTGGAACTCCGGGAGACGAACTTGCGGGGCAAAAAGCATCCCTCTTGAAGGGTATGTGGTATTACTATTTTCAGTATGAGGATTATCACGGGAACTTATCTGAGTTTTCTGTTCCCAGCGATCCAGCAACGATCCATACAAATCAAGCAGATCCCTTTTTTCCTGTCGGTACGCGAAAAGATGGTGAGGCTGTTAATCTTGTTGTGGGTAATGAGCCTCGATCTAGCGGCGGCCTTCCGCTTGGGACTGAAATTGATGACTTAACTCGACGCTTTTTGGTCAAGGCTGGGGGCGATCTTCCTAGCCATGCGGTGGCCACACGCATTTATCGAACAAAAGATACGGTACACAAAGACTCAACGCCCAGACTTTTGGCTCGTGTTCCTGGCTCTAAACAATTTCATTATGACGACAACCAGTCTGATAGCGACCTGGGCTCGGAGTGGCGGGAGACAGTTTCTGTTCCTACGTTTAGTGTTTGCTGCTCTCATCAGGGCCGACTCATCATTGGCGGTATTCCGGGTGACTCTGGAATTGTTCGTCGCTCTCAACCAGGGTTTCCCGGCACCTTTGAAAAGGCAGACTACATTTACCCCGACAGCACTGGCGCTGAGGTGACGGCACTATATTCTCATAATGGCGCGTTATTTGCGTTCACAAGGAACTCGACCTATTTTATCGGAGACGATTTTTCTGTCCCCCAGCCGATCTCTACAACAGTTGGTTGCGTTTCTCCGAAGTCGATTCGATCATTTCGGGATGGTAGTCTTATTTGGCTAACCACAGATGGCTTCTATTCTTTGCGGCCCGATCGCACAGTAATGAAATTGAGCGATTCTATCGATAAAGTGGTTGACCAGGAACTTAACTCGAGTCAGTTTTTTCGTGCGAGCGCTGTGATTGATGAAGAATCGGGTGAGTATCGCTGTGCGGTCACCGCAAAGGGTGAGCACCGGAATACGATTATTTTGTGTTTCGACGGGACATATTGGCGTCGACAAACTCTAGGTATTCAAATTTCCGACCTTTGTTCTTCTGCCGACGGCACAAAGGTCACTCTTGCTGTCGGATCTGATATGCGAGAACTAGACCGACTTGTGGCGGGGGCTACGTCGCCTGGTTCGGGTGTTACCGAGTCTTTAACCACTGACCTGTCGCGTGTTTTTGTCTTGAATCGTCAATCAACGGATTATTTTGCCCCGCCACGCAGGGTTCGTTATCGCTCTGCTTGGTTACGTTCGAGCGAACTTGGCTTGGTTCCTACCAATGTTCGAAACCTATACATCGGTCTCTTGGATTCTTGGGTTGGGAATGCAACTGTTCGTTTGTATCGAAACGGTTCTTGGAATCCCGTAGCCGAAATGACCGACCTTTTTCTCTGCGGTCCTGATGATGACTCTATGATTGTATCTGATGTTGCTTCGAGAGCAGTAATTGGGGTGGCTAAGACGAGAAACCCGAGACTTTTTTGGCGTCAGATTCCAGTAGACATGCAAAATGCAAATTCGTGGGCGTTTGAAATTGATCTTGTAGGTGGGGTTGATCCTCAAGTTAAACGTCAAGCTGATGGAACAGATATAACTAGTTCACGTCTGCTTGGTTCTTTGGAGGATGGTACTCTCCGAGACCGGAAAATTTTAGACCGTATTTTTGATAACAATTCGGAAGCGAAAGATGATTATATTCGGAGTGTTGCCGCAAATCGTGATCGATGGGAACTAGGTCGACTACGAATTGCGGCTTTTGCGTTTGATACTAGTGTCGCGACTAAGGGTTCTCCTTTGGGTCGAGTGCCGAAGAGACAGGATAAATAATGCCTCATATTTTTCCCCGAAGGTTTTTGAGAACACGAGATATTCTTGATCCGAAAGGTTTTAATGATGATCTTCATCCTGTGTCAGATTTGCTGTCGGGTAGGCTGGATAAGACAAATTTTGACTCTGGTGCATTGAAGTCGAATCTTAGACCTCATCCAGACAGTTCTACGCCAACTTCTACGGGAGCGTCTGTTGCTGAGGGAGCCTACTTTAATGTCTATTCCGATAGCGTGGAAAGCCGCTATCGCTTTTACTCATCAGGGATGGCTTACCGAGATCCACCAAACTTTGTTAAGCTTGACGGCGTAACTTTCCGTGACACTACTATATCAGGCTCTAACCCCAACGCTAAGCCGTTTGTAGTTCCGAATCATGGTGGTTGGACGGCAGTTCAAAACGCGGATCTTTCAGCTTCTCAACAGCTAAATTTTACTACGGGTAAATCGAAAGTTTGGATATCTGCTTACGCCCAATACATTTGGCAGGGCTTCTACGAAGAAAAGCCGCCATGGATTCCGGCGCACCAAAGATTTAAGGGTCTCACGAAGCAAGGATTGGCTTTACCTGAAGTAGGGCAGACTTTTAGGAATTGTACCGTAGAAGAATCGCCAGCAGGCGAGCCGCCCGCGACGTCGGATAAAGAGAACACGCTCCTTCGAGAACGTGCGGTATTAAACAGAATTGGTCCGCGAAGGGAGTACGAATATGTTTCAAACGCCGAAACAGAGGTTTCGTCCGACGAGATTTTTACTTCTGAATGCGACTATGCGTTTCCTTTAAACGAATTTGGTTCGGCGACTGAGCGTAGGGTTCCGTCAATGATGGGCTGTCACCACATATCTAGAGGCGGCTGGCCTTGTCTGGTTCAGTTTGCTCTGCGGATTGACGGTAAGATTATTGAGGAGACGATCACTGGAAAGAATATGCCTTTTGAGGAGTCGGCTCACGGTTTATCCGTAACAAATAGTCCTCGAAGGAGGCAGGATGACGAAGATGATGATGAAGAACTTACTAATCTGAAGAGTTTGATTCCAGGGTTTACTCATAAGGGCCTAGATTTTGGTCAGCGGTCTTTGTCGACTAGTTCTGCTTATGGTGACAGTGACCGCGCTCGCCCCGGTCAAAAGGTTCGTTCGTCTCGCGCAGTAGCTTATGGTCCTGAAGTGATGCCTGTTCGTCTAGGCGCGGTTGTTGATGTTGCTCCGGGGGAGCATAAAATTGAACTCGTTGTTCGGCGACTTCAACGTAAAAACAAAAAGTTTGGTCCTGGTGATTTTGTGGGTGTTTTCTCTCGCAGACTACTTGCGTTTGATTTGCCGATCAAACCGCCTCGACAAGAATCGAATGATGTGTCTGTGGGATCGACTTTGTACAGTCAAAGTCCGTCAATTCCAGGCTTTAAAACAGAGACAAAGCTTAAAGACAAGAATGTCCTTAAACCAAGAGAGATATTAGCCGATCAAGTTAGTTCTATTCGATCGCGTTACATTGACGATAACGTTTTTTCGAATGAGTTTTTGCCGAGTAAAGTTAAGTACAGTCATTCAACTGCTATCAAGCCTGGATTCCAAAACCTAGATTACACGGGGGCTTATCGTACGGCTGGTGCGATAGTTGGAACGACTGCGATTTTTCCGGGGTTTAAAAATACGACGAAAATAGATCATGTTGTCTCTGAACGCACCGACGGCTGGCCTAACGTCGATAATCCAAATCCGTCTGCGGCTGATCACAATAACAATGTTGGTTGGTATCAACTGGCAGTGCCTCCAGGGGTGGATTCTGTAACAGACCTTAAAATCACACCCGACGAAACTGTTATTCGACCAAATGAGAAAGTAATTCTTATGATGGACGTTGAGTTGTTGGGTATTGAACCAATCTACTCACCTGAAGCGCTAGCATTGCGGTCAATTGTCGACACTGTGGGTGAAGGTGGTGGTGAGG